CACTTTCCAAACTGTAGGTGAAAGTATATCTTTATTATGGAATGGAGCTGCTTGGGTAGTTACAAGCAAGAGCTCGAATGAAACTGGAAGTAACGTACAAGGAACAATGGACGTAACATAAAAAATTATTTGAAAGTAAATTATGCAACAACTTGATGATTCAAATTTTATGCTGTACGCAGCTGCAAATTATGACAACCCACAATGTTATGATACTGATGAATTCTATGATGACTTGAAAAGATTCAAATACTTAAAGAGATTATTCAATAGGTATAAAGAAACAGGAGAGTTAAAAGAGAGACTAATATTAAATCATCTTATCGTCATATATAATGTTTTCGGTTCAACTCCCGCTACAAGATTATTATTTTTTAAGTTAGAGGGTTACTATCATCTGTTGAAACCATTTTTAGTATTAATGAATCATATGCCAGATAGAGTAGAAAATATAGGACCAGAAAATAAAACATTTTTAAATGTTGACATAGAAATGGAACAGAGTATAATAAAAGTTTTAAGGAAAATATAATGGCCACAGGAGCAGTAGACATTTTTATGGTATACCAGTTTCTAAAGAGACTGGCGACTCCGTTTAATAAATGGGATGCATTTAAGGAAGGTGTTATTGATAAAGAGGGTAATATTCTTATAAAAAAGAAAGATAGGAATACTATAGCTCAAAGAAACTCTCTTAAAATATTTGATGTAATGATATTAAGACTTAAAAGACTGTTAGGTAAAATACCTGGTGGTAAAACAAGAATAGCAAGTTATGCTGCAGCTTTGTGGCTAATAAAAGAGGACTGGGAGCAACGATCTGAGGAGGAACTTCTTTCTGAAGGAATGACGGATTTAGATGTTGACTTTCTACATTATATGAGAGAAGCTCGTAATAGAAAGTTTACAAATTTTATTAATGATTTGAAACAGATTTCGAATGAAGAGGCCCCTGCTAATGCCGCTGGAGGCGGTGCTATAGCCGGTATGGGGGTGAATGGGCCTAGTGACGTTAAAGTGTCACGCAATGTGAGAAAACCTATGCGAAGAAGAAAAAGAATATCAGCATAGTTTTGACTTAAAGATACCCCTGCCATTTTTTTAATTAACAAGGAGGAAAACATGGATATCATGCAAAGAGCAGGAGCCTGGGTTATTGGGCTCACCCATATCAGTGTGATGCTACTTACACTAGGAATAGTGTGGCAAGTACTGTTTGGGAATGCCATCCCTTTTATAGGGGGTGACGTTGTTGGTAATATCCTAGGAATAATCACACAACTTGGTGGTGCAGGCCTAGCTGGTCTTATCGCACTAGCAGTAATTTTCTGGTTATTCAGACATCAAAAACATTTTGATGACGCACTAGACTAAAGGAGGTACTAAAAATGACTAAATGGATCAAAAACAGGCTTGTGGAGCGAACATCTTGGGATGGTGCTGCACTTATAGCCATTGGAGTGATCGTTTTAGTACTAGGTCCACTCGCGCACTATGCAGCTTGGGCTGCACTTGCGTGGGGTGCATGGACTTTGTGGAAGTCGGAATAAGAAGATAACACTTCTAATAAATAGAGGGGCAAGGGTTTTATTACTCTTGCCCCTTTTCATTTACGGAGGTAACAAAAAATGACTGATGGTTATATTGGACCATGGAAAACAATAGAAGAAAATATTAATGGTTGTGACAATCCAGATTGTCATTGCGAAGAGTGTACTTGTGATCCTTGTGATTGCACACCAGAAAATCCGTGTAAATGTGCAAACACATAGATATATAATATAATGGGAGGTCGTTATGGGACTAAAATTAGTAGCAATAATGTTTGTAATAATGAGTGTTGTAGGAGGAATAGGATACTGGTACTACCAAGACACACAAGAAAAAATGGCAATACTGAATGCTAATAACGCCAAGTTGGAACAAGCAACAGCAACACAAACTGCTGCAATTGAAAAACTTGAGACAGACATTGCCGCACAAGCAGAGGTACAGAGGAAGACAGAAGAACAATTCAAAGTGGCTAGAGAGCAAGTTGCCAGTCTGGAAGATAAATTCAACAAAACAAGCGAATTACTAGGTAAGAGAGACATAGGAACTCTTGGCCAAGCAAAGCCTGGACCGATAGCAAGAATAATTACTACCGGTACAAAGAACATGAACAGATGCTTTGAGATTATCTCAGGGCAAGAACTAACTGAGAAAGAAAATAATGCACAAAAGAAAAGTCAGCTTAATAATATGTGCCCTCATATCGCTAACCCTAATCGGTTGCAGCAGTAGTCCAAAGGTCATAACAATTAAAGCTGAACCTATCGACCCGGTTCCGCTTATACTACCTGATGTTGATAGAATAGAATTAGAGAACGTAAAGTTTTATGTAGTCAATGAGAAAAATGCATTAGCTACATTTGATAAACTTAGAGAAAAGAATTATGACCCAGTAATATTTGGTGTTACTGATGATGGATATGAAATACTATCAGTAAATCGTGCGAAGGTATTGCAATTGGTTCAACAACAAAAAGCAGTTATCATGGCATACAAGGAATATTATGAACAAACAAGGGATAGTATTAACAAAAACAACGAATCGCTTTCAGCGCAGGAGAGAGCTGCGGAGGAGGCACGAACGATGGATGAGGGAAACGGAGGAATTCTACCAGATGCATCACTATTTAAAAGACTTTTGCCCTGGTGACTTAAACAATCCTACATACGCTAGATTTTTCTTTGCATGCTGTTCACTTTTAGCTTATAGAAAACCAAATATGAGCGAGAAGTACTTTAGACAGGCGGGTTTTGAATCTATTAGTATGATGGATGTTAAAGGAGCACAGTGCTACTTATTAGCAAACGAAAAAACTGCAATAATAGTTTTTAGAGGAACAGAACCAAAACAAAAAAGTGATATATGGGCTGATATTAAAGCCTGGAAAAGACAAAGTGAAACTAAAGGATCAGTTCATGCTGGATTCAAAGGTGAAGTAGATAAGTTATGGAATGGTATTCAAACATTCATTAGAGACAACAAAGACAAAGAATTATTCATAACAGGACATAGTTTAGGTGGAGCAATGTCTACTATTGCTGCAAGCAGAGTAAGAGATCAAAACCATCTCAAAGCTGTATTTACATACGGTGCACCAAGAGCTGGTAATAAAACTTGGTCTGATCATCAAAGATTTACCCATCAAAGAATACAAAATAATAATGATGCTGTATGTCAAACACCTCCAATGTTACTTGGTTATAGACATTATTATCCAGCAACTTATATTAATTACTATGGTAATATTCGAAAACTAACTAGGTGGCAAAAACTTAAAGATATGTGGAGAGGTAGATGGAGAGCATTGAAAAAGTTTCAATTGTTTGATGGAATTTACGATCACAATATGGATAAATATTGCAGTAAGTTACATAAACTTTGGGAAAAAGATGCTTATGTTTATCGTTCTGAAGTAAGTGCATGGAAGAAAGGAACGAAAGAATAGTGCCAGGTGTAGTTAGAGTAGGTTCAGATAGTCATGTAGGTCACGCATCACCTACGCCAAGTCCGTTTCATAAAACAAACTATGCTGAAGGTTCGCCAGATGTATTTGTAAATGGAGCTAAGGCTGTAAGAAAAGGTGATAAGACTGCTTGTGGTGACCCAGCAGTTGGTACTTCCTCTGATGTGTATGTTAATGGTATTTTAGTACACAGAAAAGGTGATAGTACAGGAGGGCATGGTAGTTGGGTTCCTAATTCAGCTCAAACAGGTTCTGATAATGTGTTTGCAAACGGGAGTTAACAATGTTATTAAGTTTTAAACAATTTATTAACGAAGATGACATGAAAGGTATGTCAGTTGGATCTGGTCACAAAAGACCAACCAATAAAGGTGCTGGTATGACAGCAAAAGGTGTTGCTGCTTATAGAAGAAGAAACCCAGGTAGTAAATTAAAGACAGCTGTAACAACACCTCCTTCTAAACTCAAGTCTGGTAGTAAAGCAGCAAAGAGGCGTAAGGCTTTTTGTGCAAGATCAAAGAGTTGGACTGGTGAAAGAGGTAAAGCTGCAAGACGTAGATGGAATTGTTAAATGTTAGAAATGATTGACAGAATGTTTGGAGATACATTATGGATATGGACTGCCATAATTGGTAGTATCTTTGGAGCTATGTTTGTCAAATGGATGAAAGATACACGTATTGGTTTATGGGCTTATGGTAAATGGGACTTTTGTTTAGACTTTATTCGAGATCGTTACGGTTGGACGTGGTTTAATCAAGATAAAGATGCTTGGAGAAAAATAAACCCTAACATTTCAAACAAAATAGATGAGTTAGAATCCAGAATAGAACGACTAGAGAAATAATGGCAATAGATAACGGAGACAAAGCACTTCTAGCTAGACTAGATATTGCAATAGATAAACTTGCAGAAGTATCGGCTGACATTAAAGCTGTGCTTGCTGTGCACGAAACTAAGTTTGAAAATCAAGAACAACTCAATCAAACATATTATGATCAGATTGAGAAACTTCATGCTCGTATAGGTGACCTTAGAGATGAGAACAATAGACAGCATGATGAAGTTAAATCTGCTATCAATTCAAAACTATCAAACTACAGTGAAAGAATAACTGCCCTAGAAAAATGGAGATGGATTGTTGTAGGGGCAATTTTATTAGCTGCTTTCTTATTTTCCACCACAAATGTTGTTGACTGGCTTCAATAATTAGCCTACAATAAGACTTTATAACACATTGTAGGTATATTATGATAGGTTTACTACACGCACTTAGACGTGGTGAAATGACAATAGATGTCTTCAAAGATAGATTTTATGAGGAATGGAACAATTGGCGCCAAAGATCAATCAACCAGGACATTGTAATGTATTCTTTGAGATTGAACAAACACAATCACATCAATCAACACGAGTTCAAACGTCTTCGTCATAGCATCATATCAATCAGAAAATTTAACTGGGACATAGAAATATTTTTATTCTGTGACTACCCAGAACAAGTACCACCAAATTTCAAAGATGACTTTCACGTTCGTGTAATCAAGTCATATAGTTATGATCCTAATATGTTAAATGCATGGTCAATACATAGGTGGTTTAATTTACAACACTTTGAGAAAAGAGATGTCAATATATTATATGTTGACTCAGACACAATCTTCTATCACGACCCAAAGTATTTGTTTCAAACATATACACACCATGACATATATGGTAAAGAAGAAAGAGGATTTAGACATTGCCCTATAGCAGGATCTGAAAAGGATATTAGATTTAAATTAGACCTTGTTGATGCATGCATACAAATGGAAGGTGGTAACATTCCAGTACATAAGTTTTGTATTGGAGCTATCCTAATGAATAATAATATTCATAAACAAATAATAAAGAGGTTGGATCAGCTAGAAGACATTTTAAATAAAATAAAACAAAATGAACTGTTGAATCCAATACCAAACCCTCGTATACTAGACCAATATGCTATGTGGATTTTATGGAGTCGTATAGGAGCTACTAATGCATTGTTTGGTGTGCAAGATGTCACACATGGTTGGTTGGAACAAAAACACGAAGAATATTTTAACCCTGTTCTTCTTCATTATACAACAAGAGATGAACAAAAGTTTGTTAAAGATAACAAGGAGTATAGTAGTTTGAAGAGAGATACAGATGAACTTGGAATAGACATTGATCCCCATTCTATGGTATGACAATGTGGAAAGATTTAGATCCTAGTAAAATTACTAGTGAAGTATGTTTACAGTGTGCATCATGTTGCAAACATACATCTCGTTATACTGAAACAAAAGAGAGGTATGCACTAAACAAAGTTGAATATTTAATGGCTATGTTTGATAAGCCAAGAGAAGACTTTCGTATTGTAACCAATAATAAAGTTTGGAATGTACTTGTGATATGGAAATGTGCTCAGTTGAATCCAGACAACACTTGTAAGATATATGAGAACAGACCAAATACTTGTGAAAGATTTAATTGTTTTGTGTCAGCTAACATTGACAAGAGACTACCAGAAAATTATGAGAATATAAAAAAATATGTGGATAGACAATAAATATATTACCTTAATGTCAAGTCAGTTAGGTAATTTTAAGAAAAAAGGTAGTGTGTATAACTTTAGATGTCCTTATTGTGGTGACTCAAAGAAGGATAAATTTAAAGCTAGAGGATACTTTATAGCTAAAAAAGGTAGACATTCATATTATTGTCATAACTGTGGAATAAGTAAAAGTTTTAAGCAATTTCTCCAGGATAATAATGCGCAGCTGTATCAAGAATATAGTATGGAAGTTTTGAAAGAAAAAGGCAATCTCAAAGAACACAAAGAGATAGATATAAAGACACCTGAGGTCAAGAAGGATGCATTTCCGGAGTATCTTAGAGGTGGTAGTCCATTGAGAAAGTTAAAGAAGATTTCTCAATTAGATTGGGATCATCCAGCTAAAACATATGTTTTAGATAGAAAAATACCTAATCCATACCATGCTAAGTTATATTATTGTCCCAGGTTTTACGCATGGACAAACAGCTTAATACCAAATAAATTTAAGGATACTACCCAAGATGAACCCAGACTTATTATCCCATTTATTGACGAGAATAATAAGTTTTATGGATATCAAGGACGTTCCTTTGATAAGAAGTCAAAAGCACGATACATCACAATAATGTTAGATGAGTCTAAGCCAAAGGTTTTTGGCTTGGATAGCGTTGACTTTGATAAAACAATATATGCTGTAGAAGGTCCATTAGATAGTTGTTTTGTAGATAATAGTATTGCAATGGCTGGTAGTGATATACCATTAGTAGATACTAGCATTATAATGGTTTATGATAATGAACCTAGAAGTGTTGAGATAGTAAAAAAGATGAAAAAAGCTATAAACAATGATCGTAAAGTTGTTGTGTGGCCTGAAGGTATAAAGCATAAAGATATTAACGATATGATACTAGGTGGTATGAGTAAAGCTGATGTAAAGTTAATTATAGAACAGAATACATATAAAGGTCTGGAAGCTGATATGGCTTTAGTTAATTGGAGAAAGTGCTAAATTATGATTGAAGTGAATTTAATTGATAAGATGGGTAGTGACCTATCTGTAGTGAATGCAGCGAGAGTTTCATTTGCTAATAAACATGAGGAGTTTGATAGTAACCATGATGAAAGACTCATCAAATATTTGGCGAAGCATAATCATTGGAGCCCTTTTGCTCACTGTAGTTTGCAGTTTCATATACGGGCCCCAGTCTTTGTTGCTCGTCAGATGGTAAAGCACCAAGTAGGTTTATCTTGGAATGAAGTAAGTCGCCGTTATGTAGATATAGAACCAGAGTTTTATAACCCAGATACATGGAGACAAAGAAGTCCAGATAAAAAACAAGGGTCGTTAGACCAACAAGTACGTCGATCAGATATAGTTGAGAAGACAGTTGAAAACTTTAATGATATGGTGCGTACAATATATAATAATTTGTTAGAGCATGAAGTTGCACCTGAGCAAGCTAGGATGATATTACCTCAAAGTATGATGACTGAATGGTATTGGAGTGGAACATTATATGCATTTGCAAGAGTATGTAATTTAAGAACAAGTAGTGATGCACAGTATGAGACAAGGACTGTTGCATACAATATAAGTAAACACGCAAAGGATAACTTTCCAATCAGTTGGAAACACTTAACGGAGGAAGTAAATGGAAATTCTGGGAATTGAGATAGACCCAAACAGAGACACACTATTCGACCCATCAGGTATTAAAAGATTAAAAGAATCGTATATGAAAGAAACAGAGACCTCTCCTCAGGAGAGGTTTGCTTTTGTCTCTAGGACGTTTTCCAGTAATCCTGAACACGCACAAAGATTGTATGACTATAGCAGTAAACATTGGTTGAGCTATAGTACTCCTATTCTTGCTTATGGTAAGACTGAAAGAGGTCTGCCTATCAGCTGCTATCTAAACTATATTGAAGACAGTGCAGAAGGACTAGTTGACACTCTTAGCGAGACTAATTGGTTATCTATGTTAGGTGGGGGTGTTGGTATAGGTTTTGGTATGAGAAGCAGTGACGACAAGTCTACAGGTGTTATGCCGCACTTAAAAATGTATGATGCTAGTTCTCTGGCATACAGGCAAGGTAAGACTCGTAGAGGTAGTTATGCAGCGTATTTGGATATATCACATCCAGATGTTCTTATGTTCCTAGAAATGAGAAAGCCAACAGGTGATCAAAACTTTAGATGTTTAAACCTTCACCATGGGTTAAACATATCAGATGAGTTTATGGAACTGATAGAAAAATGTATGCAAGATCCAGAACAAAATGATAGTTGGGATCTCATAGATCCACATAGTGAAGAAGTAGTAGAAACAGTTGGTGCAAAAGAATTATGGCAACGTATACTAGAGATGCGTATGCAAACAGGTGAACCTTATCTACACTTTATTGACACGTCTAATAGAGAGATGCCAAAGTGGTTAAAGAGATATGGTTTACAGATCAATCAGAGTAATCTATGTAGTGAGATTATTCTACCAACAAGTAAAGACCGTACTGCAGTATGCTGTCTATCTAGTCTCAACCTAGAGTATTATGATACGTGGAGTAAAGACAAACAATTTATTAGTGATGTAGCTGAGATGCTAGACAATGTGCTGACATTCTTTATTGAGAATGCTCCAGATGCAATTAGTAGAGCAAAGTATAGTGCAGAACGTGAACGTAGTATAGGTTTAGGTGCATTGGGTTTCCATGCTTACTTACAACGTAAAAATGTACCGTTTGAAAGTGTAACAGCTAAGTCACTCAATGTTAGAATGTTTAGACACATAAGAAAGAGAATGGAAGAAGCAAATGAAAGACTTGCAAAAGAAAGAGGTGAAGCACCTGATGCAGAGGGGATGGGTAAAAGATTTAGTCATCTTATTGCCATTGCTCCTAATGCTAGCAGTAGTATCATTATGGGCAACACCTCCCCATCTATCGAACCTTGGAGGGCTAATGCCTATAGACAAGACACACTTTCCGGAGCATATTTAAACAAGAATAAGTACTTAGATAAACTTATTAAACAAAAGTGTGAAGAAGATAGTAGTTTAGACTATGATAAGATTTGGAGAGACATTATATCTAATGAAGGTAGTTGTCAACAGTTAAAATGTCTGACAGATGAAGAGAGAGAAGTATTTAAAACTTCTATGGAAATAGATCAAAGGTGGGTAATTGAACATGCAGCAGATCGTCAAAAATTTATTGATCAAGCACAGTCACTTAATGTATTTTTTAGACCAGACACAAACCTTAAATATCTTCATGCTGTACATTTTCTTGCTTGGAAGTCAGGTTTAAAAACATTATACTATTGTCGTAGTGAGAAGATTGGTAAAGCTGATAAGGTGTCGAGAAGTATAGAACGTAGAATAATAAAAGAGATTAACATGCTTGACATGAGTAATCCAGAAGAGTGTTTGGCTTGTGAGGGGTAAGAAAATGGCAAATAAAAAACTAACAATAACAGACGAAAGAGATTATTTCAAGCCGTTTCACTACCCATGGGCTTATGATATGTGGTTAAAGCATGAGCAGTCTCATTGGCTACATACTGAAGTTCCTATGCTTGGAGATATCAAAGATTGGAAATCAAGACTAACACAAGAAGAGAAATACTTTCTAAGTAATGTATTCAGATTCTTCACACAGTCAGATATAGATGTTGCAGGAGGATATGTTAACACATACCTTCCTCATTTTCCACAACCAGAACTAAGAATGATGCTATCTAGTTTTGCAGCTAGAGAGGCATTGCATGTGGCTGCTTACAGTCATCTAATTGAATCTCTTGGAATGCCTGATACAATGTATGAAGAATTCCAGGCGTATGATGCTATGAGAGAGAAGCACGAGTATTTCCACAGCAAACTAATGAACGGCGCTCATATGCCCGTTAAAATCGCTGCAATCAGTGCTTTTACGGAAGGTTTGGCTTTATTCAGCTCTTTCATCATGTTACTAAACTTTCCACGTCATGGCAAGATGAAAGGTATGGGACAGATAGTTACATGGTCTATTGTAGATGAAACTATGCATGCAGAAGCTATGATTAAATTATTCAGAACATATATAGAAGAGCATAGAGAGATATGGAATGATGACTTGAAAGGTCAAATATATGATGTGGCAACCAAGATGGTAGACTTAGAAGACAAATTTATTGATTTGGCATTTACTATGGGTAAAGTAGAAGGACTAAGAGATACAGAATTAAAAGAATATATCAGGTACATTGCTGATAGAAGATTAATTAGCATGGGAATGAAAGGTATATTTAAAGTTAAAAAGAATCCATTACCGTGGGTGGAAGAGATGATTAATGCACCCACACATACCAACTTCTTTGAAAACAGAGCAACGGATTATGCTAAAGGAGCATTGACTGGAGACTGGTCAGAAGTTTGGGCACAAAACTAGGAGAGAACAATGGAAGTATTGCAAGTAGCAATTGTATGGTTATGTTTGATTAGTGATCCAAATGTTTGTGAAACAAGATTTAGTGAGCCATTCATGGCTCCATATGGAACAGCTGATCAAAGAATATGTAAAGGACAAATAGTCGATCTAATTGTTAAAACAAATGAAAACATAGATAAAGACTGGGTGGTAGTATCTTCAGGATGTAATTTAGAGGAAACACGTCAAGGAAGATTCAATGACAACGAAACCTGAAATAGTTAGTGAAGTTTGGTGTAAGTTAATTACTTATAGTGATGACACAACAAAACTTATACCATATCCTGACCATAGAAAGAACTCGGATCCACCATATGATGGACCTCCAAACACATGGAACGGAGGACTATCACATAACGAACAATATGCAGACCCAGACAGAGTTCATTCACAAGGAATAGATAATCGTTTGAAAACATCTGGAGTCTTTTCTGAAATGTATGATAAACTATATGAGGACTAATGGATATACCAGACGGAAGAATTATTAAATCATATGATTGCCACACGTGTGGTTCAATATATAAAGTGTCATATGATGATGACGAGGTGGATATAGGATATTCATCTCTACCTGAATATTGCCCTTTTTGTGGCACTAAGCATGAAGACATAGATGAGGAATTAGGTATGGACTTTGATGATCACGCTGCCTTTGGCAAAGGTGTGGAACATATGGATGAGGATGACTATAATGGTGTCGACGAATAGTTGTATAGTAGGTATTGATTATAGTACATCAAGTCCATGTATATGCATATCAACAAAAAACGATTATGACTTTCATTATCTAACTAAAGTTAAAAAGCATGTTGGAGAGAGAGAATTTGACTGTGGCATCATGGAAGGCACGCTTTTACCCAAACAATTTGATTCTAAGATAGAACAATATAGTTTTATAGCAAAGTGGGCTATAGATGTATTGGATAGATATGATCCAGCAAAAGTGTATTTAGAAGACTATGCATTTGCTGCTACAGGTAAGGTATTCCATATTGGAGAGAACACTGGCATACTAAAATATAGATTAATGAAAAGAGAGATACCATATAGTGTGGTGGCTCCTACTACTGTAAAGAGTTGTACAATAGGTAAAGGCAATGCTTCTAAATATGAAGCAATAGAAAAATTCAATAATTGTTTTCAAACAAATATATTCGACATA